AGAGGCATAAGAAGAATGGGTGTTGACATTTCAAGAGGAGGCAGAGATAGCAATGTGTGGTATTTAAGAACAGATAACTTTGCCAGAAAGATTAAGAAAAACAAAGACCCTGACTTAATGAGCGTGGCTAAGACAACCAAAGAGCTTATGAAAGAAGAACACATAGCACCAGAGAATGTTTATCTTGATGATGTTGGATATGGTGGTGGGGTTGTTGATAGACTTAAGGACTTAGGTTACGAAGTTAATCCTGTTGTGGCACAAGCTACCCCAGAGAACAAAGAAGAGTTTGCCAACGTAAAAGCAGAGATGTATTCAGAGGGAGCCAAGTGGTTAAGAGAGGGTGGAGTTGTTGAGGAAGACGAGGACTGGGCTTTTCAGCTTATCAAGACAAGGTGGAAAAAGAACTCATCAGGTAGAATGTTAATAAAACCCAAGCAAGACTTACGGCGTGAGGGTTTACCAAGCCCTGATGACTTAGATGCTTTTATGCTTACCTTTGCAAAGCCTACGATAATAAAGATGCAAACCCAAGAAGCAACAGGGTCGGCACTTCCTTATTATCCTGATTTAGGTTTTTGAGGGTATTGACAAGATATTTAAATAACATATAATAAATAAAATGACTAAAGTTAAAAACTTGATCGTAGCTGAAAGGCTCGGCATTATTAGATTTTTTAACCAAGCATACTCTCGGGGTGGCTTAGATATTATGGGATTGAAGCGTGCCCAGAACATAGGCGGTAAGTTAGAGTTGACAGAAAAAGAAAAAAAAGACATAGAATGGAAAGACTTAGGAGGCGGGCAAGCTACCTTTAGCGTGCCTAAAGCAGAACAGCTAAAGATTGTTGTAGAGTTTTCTTCAGATGAGGTTAAACTTATTAAGGAAATGATTATGGCTAAGAATAAAGAAAAGACATTTGCTTCGGCAGATATGTTTGTTGTTGGTCTGACAGAGAAGCTTGACATTAAGTTATAAAATGGAAACAGTTAGATTATCAGAAGCAGGCATACAGATAGAAATGGTTGATGTAACACCAGACGAGGTAGAAAAACTACGAGTATGTTTTACTAAGTTGATTAACGCCCAAGTTCACAGAATGAAGAATGGTAAAGTGATATTACATTTTGACGGAGATGGTAATTTTCGCAAGTTAGAAGTTCACCATACAATTTGGAATAAATAATATCTCTTCCCCTCTTCTTAATTGAAGGGGCTATGACAATTCCTCTTCACTCAAATATACGCGGATAGCTTTGTTGAGTGGAGGGCAAGAGATATTAACAGTCCCTACTTGTAAACCAAGCGGACACTTAGATACTTTTATGAGGTATTGATAGTGTCCGTTTTAATTTATAAAACTATGGAAAACGAAACAACAGAAGAAGTAACAGACGAGTTAATGGTAAAGCTTAATAAAGAAAAGCAGATAGGTTTTGATTTTCAAGCAAGACGACATCAGGACTGGAACGACAACTATGAGCTACACAGGAACAAGGTTAGAATAAACCGCCTAACACAAAGGCAGGCGGCCAACATTCCTTTGATGAAAGAAACACTCAAGACGTTATTAAGTAAGATAGACGAGCCACCAAGTATTACTTTTAAAGACAAAGGCGGGGATAGACTTAAAGAGCTTATTATACAAGCAAGGTGGGATCAAGATTATGATGAGCGTAACTTTGAGGGCGTGGATATGCAGGACAAGAAGACTGTTATGATTACAGGTAGAGGATTTAAGAAACTTAACTTTTTAGATGATGAGTTTGGCATTGACGCTTTAGAAAACTTTGATGTTGTTATTGACCCTCTGGTTAATCCGTTAGACATTGAAACCGCCAGGTTCCTTGTTCATCAAAATATCTTCAGGTCTTTAAGAGATATATTGGCAAGTCCTGATTATACCGCAGAGGGTAAACAAAAACTCAAAACCTATTTAAGCACCAAAGAGGGTATAATACAGTCGCAAGAGAACCAAGAAGCCCTAAAAGCAAAACAAGAGCGTCTGGTGGCTATGGGAGTAGAGAGTGATGAGTTTGACAGGTTCACAGCAGGAGATGTCTTGTGTAACTTATCAGAACATTACACTATGCTTTGGGACAAAGCCAAAGGTAAGTTTGTTCGTTATGTTGTAATTTATATAGACAATCAAATAAAACTATTGAAGGCTCCGTTAACCGAGTTACTTGGTGTGGAGTTTTTGCCGTTTGTTAGTTGGGGTGAAGATATAGAAACAGCTGACTTTTGGAGTGATGGGCCGGCTGATTTAGTAAGAACACCTAACAAGATATTAAACGTATGGTTTAGCCAGATGATAGAAAACAGAACATTAAAGAACTTTCAAATGCACTGGTATGACGCTACAAAGAGAGGATTTCAACCACAGCCACATACACCGGGTCCCGGAAGAATGTTACCAGCTCCGGGGAACCCGAAAGACACTATAATGCCTGTAAATATCTCTGGGCTTGAAGATACTTTAACAATGATTGACTTCTTGATTAAAGTAGTAGAACGAGGCACATCAGCCACCGCCATTGAGAAAGGCGTATCTGAAAAGAAAGACATCACTTTAGGAGAGGTTGAGGTGTTAGTGGGCAAAGCTATGGAAAGGACAATGAGCTTGGCGAAGTTTTACAGGCGTTCTTGGAAAGAGTTAGCAGACAAGTGGTATAAGATACTGGAGGCAAATGACGGCAAGGTTAGAACGCTTTATAAAGCAACCGCCAAAGGTAAGTTAATGAGTAAGAAAGTCAAACCCTCACAGTGGATTTCTAAGGAGGGTTATCAGGTTGAAGCTCGTTCTACCTCCGACCAAGAAGCAGAGAAGATAAGCGGATTAAAGAAGTTAATGGCTGTTAAGCAACAGTTTCCTAACAACCCCGCTTTACAAAGTATCATCCAAAGACGAACACTTGAGATTATCGACTTAACACCTGACGAATTGAGAGAGGTTGAGGAAGCAGAAAAGAAAATGCAAGAGGCTCCGCAAGAAGCTCCTGTAGCACCTGCAGTTTCTCCACAGGAGAACCTTCTTCAAGGTCAAGCTCAAGAATTACAAAACTTAACTGTATAAATATATGCCTGATGTATCCCAAGAAACCTTAGATGCCATAGAGAAGGCAATGTCTGGGGTTAAGAATAAATTAGAGCAACAACAGAATATCAAGTTTGTTTCAAGGGAGGTTACTGGGCTTTTAGTAGCTGGATTGAAGCCGACATTTGCTCAGTTTGAAAGCACGATTAGAACGGCTTTGTTGAATTATTTGTCAGAGATTAAGAATATAAGGATAACTACTCCACCTATTGGTGTTCAAGATATTAAAGCAAATGTTCAGGCACATATCCCAGAGATTAAGATACCTGAAATAAATACAAAGAGCATAGAAGAAGCTATAAGGCAAGGGTTGAAAGGTATTAAAATACCAGCTCCTATAATACCAGAGATTAAGGTTCCTGAAATAAAGATACCTGAAGTTAAGATGCCGAAAGTAAAGGACATTGTTGTTCCCAAACACCCTGTTTCTTTTCTTGGTGGCGACCTTGGAAAAACGAAAGTTAATGTGAATAAAGATAATCCTTTGCCAGTTATTTTAACAGACGAGAAAGGCAAGTTTTATAAAGCATTGATGACGGCTATTAGTGCAGGTGGTGGAGGAGGAGGCAATAGCTTTGAAGAATTAAAAAGTGTTACTACCCCAGTGATAAGCAATACCTTATTAGCTGTTGCAGATACAGAGTATTCAGTAATTTTATCTAAAGGCACAAAGAAGTTTAAAATCTACGCAGTCGATTCAACGCGCGTTCTTCCACACTCTGCTGTTTTAAGATATTCCTATACTTCGTTAGGGAATGGAAGCTGGGCTGCCAAGACCTGTGTTCCTATTCCTCGTGGTAATTATAACCAAGAAGAGGGATTAAATTTAAAAGAACCTACCACGATATATTTTTCATCTCCAACAGGTGGAAATGCGGTGGTTATAATAATAGCTTGGCAATAAGCCATACTGGCAATAAATATATGAAATTTAAAAAATATCTAACAATTTTAATAACAGGATTAGTATTAGTGGCTGGAATAGCAGGTGCTCAATCTTGGAGTTTTTGGAGATACAATGTCGCAGGCGGTCTTAATCCAATGAATGTGGAAGAGCTTGGTTCTAACGCAGACAGGATTACTAAAATATGGCTTGACGATTTAGATGCCACAGCAGGCACCATAGGCACTTTGACTATAAGCTCGGTTGCTAACGGGCCTTTGATAGTAGGTA